TCGCCGTTGCCCTCGGCGACTTCACGGGTCGTGAAACCGGCCTGGGTGAGCTTCTTCATGAGGGGGAACGTGATCTGGTCACCCGGCCCCTTGGACAGCTCATTCTTCATGTGAATGATGCTGTTTTCGTCCTCGCCGATCATGGACGAGAGGGAGGTGCGGTAGACGACATCATAGCCGAGCTTGCCCGCCCACTTTTTGACTGTAAGGGCGTCGCTCGTTTCAAAGGTGGTGTTAGCCATAGCGGCTTTCTCCTCGCGGGAGGTTGAGGGGGTTCAGTCCTTTCGTTTGGGGTTGCCGTCTGACGCTTCGGCTGCGAGGAGCCCGCTGACGCTTGGGCTAGGCGAGGTAGGCTATTTCGGTGCCCGTCTGACGCTCAGGGCTGGCGGGGTAGTCCGGTCAGTGCTAGATTTTCGATATGTTGACCAAGCGACACATGCAGAAAGTCCGCGACGCGATAGCCGAGCGGCTACCAGACGCCGAGTTCCATTCGTTCGATTACGATTGGGGCCTTGCCGTTTCGAACGTCGCCAAGACGAAGGGCGTTGTTCTGTTTGAGAGCGACCCTGAAACGGGCGCCCCGATCAGATATACGTACATCGGGGACGTGCCCCGGGTCGTTGCCCTGCTTACGGGCTAGCGAAAGCCCATCTCGCGGTCGAAGTTCTTTGAGCCTTTCTGGCCCTTCATGCTGTCGAAGTGACGCCACATTTCCTCTTCCGGCATCTTCGCCAGTTCGGCTGCCGTCATCTTCTTGACCGGCGAACCGGGGGCCGAGGACAGGGACGCATTGCGCTCCTGCGACTCGCGGACCTTGGCGGCCTTCTCGGCCTCCGAGGGGAGGAACTGGCCCGTCTGCGGGTCACGTTCCGGGGTCGGCTTGGCAGCGGCCTGACGCTGCGGCGGGGCGATGCCGAACTTGGCGGCCGCCTGTTCCAGCGCCTCCTCGATCGGGATGTATTCCTGACGTGCCCACTTGATCACCTCCGCCTCGTAGCGGGTGATCAGTTCGGGGATCTGGTGCATCGGGACGCCTTGGGAGGCGTAGTATTCCCCGACCTTGTTCTGCACTGCGCTGTAGAGGTCGGCGACTTCGGGGCGCTCGGTGGCGACCTTCTGGAACCGGGCGCGGGCGCGGTTCAGGGTGTCGTTGAATTCCTGCCGCTCCTGTTCCTGCCGCTCGAAATTCTTTTGTTGCTCGGCGCGGGCTTCGTCGGCGCGCTGGTCCTGCCGCTGCCGCCAACCGATCCAGCCCAGCGGGTCCTGCTGGTAGTCCGGCATCGGGTCGTCGTCGGCGGCCGGCTTTTCCGGTTCGGCCTGCTTGAAGTAGCGATCGACCACCTTGTTGAAGCGGTCCTCCAGCATGGCAGCGCGCTGGCGCTCCTGCTGAAGCTCGCTGGCGATGCGGTCGCGCTCGCCCTTGGTGACGTAGCCCTCGGGGCGGGTGTCCTGCCGCTTGGGCTTGTCGCCCTCCTGGCCTTCGGGCTGGTCGGACTGAGGCTCGGGGGCCTGTGCCTCGATCTCCGGCGCTTCGGCTGCGGGCGCGGCTTCCGGCTCGTCGGGGATGTCGTCCAGCATGCCGTTCTTGTGGTCAGCCATTCAGGGCCTCCGGCTCTTTCGGAGGACGGCCGGGGCCTCGCCGTGGCTTCTCTTCCGGCAACTCGAACACATCGGCCTGAGCAATGGCGATGCGGATGGCCTCGCCCGCCTTCAGCGCCTCCAGTTCGTCCACGATCCCCGTGAACAGCGCCTCAAGCGAGGCCCGGTTCACTTCGTTGTACGCAAGGCGCTTCGACTTCCAGTCCTTCAGAAGTTCGTTCAGGTCGGTCATTCAGTCCTTCTGCCTTCTGACGCTCAGGCTGCGAGGGGTGCCATGACGCCGGCACCGTGCGATTTCAGGCGGCCTGTACGCGGTAGCGGCGGCGGCGGACGCCGTCAGCGGCCCCGTTCCACAGCCCGATTGCCGTGTATTGCGGGCTCGGCGTCTCGTAGATGTCGGGGTCGAACAGCGCCCACACGCCGCCGCCGCCAAGGTAGTAGTGCGACGGGAATTCGCAGCCGAGGGCGGCCAGCCCGTCGTAAAGCTGCCGCGTGATCCCGATCTGCTCGGGGACCATCCGCGATCCGTTCTTGAGCGCGTTCAGGTTCGTCTCGCCGCCGACATAGTCCGGCGACCAACCACCCTCGTAGAAGGTCATGCCCATGACACCGTAGCCCTCGGCCCATGTCTGGAACGCCGGGACGATGGTGTTGATCAGGCGCGGGACGCTGAACTGGTACTGGCTCCCTGTCAGGTCAACCAGAGTGCTTTCGGCATAGGCCGTGGCGATGACGACTTTCCCCGCCGCGCCGGCCGCCGCGTAGTTCGTCGCTGCCGTGCTGCTCTCGCCCGATGAGTAGGTGGCGCTGATGTAGTTGGCGACAGCGATGTGCGTCGCCCAGTCATGGGCAGGGTCGCCGTCATCCTCCGAGACGTGGAGCGTCGAGGCGAGCCGGTCGTTCGGTTGCCCGCCGTGCGTCTGGCAGGCGATGATCGACCAATACCGGCTGCGGTCGTTACCATAGACCGCACTCACCGCCTGTCCCTGAAGGCTCGCAACCTTGCCGACCCAGTTGTTCTGGTCGTAGTCGCCCGTCGAAGGCCAGTGGTCCTTCGCCTTCAGCCAGGAGTACCGCGTGGCGTAGAAGGCGCTGGCGCTGTTCCATGTCTCGTTCGGCGCAGCCTCGTAGCGCGGAACCATCCAAGATGGCGCGTTGTCCCTCATGTAGGTGGCAAGGCCCGTGATCCAGTCGGTGATCGGGTCGCAAGCCAGATACGGCGGGCAGAACCACGGGTGCGCCCCGATCTCCTCGCAGAGGGCAAGCATGATCTCGACCGGCACGCCGTTGTTCAGGAACTGCTCGAACCGATCAACGGCGTCTCCGCCGTCCTTCAGCCACACGTCGAGGTCCGCGTCGTAGACCAGCGTCCCGTAGTGCCCGCTGGCCGGCTTCAGGTTCGGGTCGAGCGTGTTGCCGGAGGGGTCGCGGATCGTCTTGGCCCCCGTCCCCGCCACGTTGAGCGTCGGGGCCGTGCCGGTCGAATTGGCGTTGAACCGGACAGTCACGATGGCCTTGTCGACCAGACCGCCCCAGGCCGGCGGTGCCGAGCATGAGTAGGCGTCCCCGCTGTTAGTCGTGGCCCCGGCGTAGATCGACGCCCGCAATTCCCCGCCGTAGTAGTAGGCATAGCCCACTGGCTTTCGATCGGCCCAGTAGCGGACGTTGGTCCGGTTGGCTTCCTGCCAGTCGAGGAACCGGAGCACCCCCCACCCGCCACCCCGGATCGTGTCGAGGAACTTGGTGTTGAACACCTTCCCAGCGTCGATCAGGGCCTCGTCGTCCTCGTGGAAGAACTCGACGCTCGTGATGTTGGTGCCGCCCGTGATGTAGAGGGCGATCCGGTTGGCCCCGTCTTGTTCGTTCTCCGAGGGGACGAACGTGTAGTCGCCGTCCGTGGCCGTGCCGCCGCCGCCGTTCGCCGTCACCGTCCCCGTGCCCGTCCACCGCAGGCGCCAGTTGCCGGGGCGGTTGGCCGCAAGGGGCGTAAAGAACACCGTGTAGACGCCGCCCTGCACGATGCTCGTCGGATAGCCGTTGGTGCTGAACGTGTCGGGCGGGACAGGGCCGCTGTTGTCGGCCGCCGTCCAGTTCTGCGCCCCCTTCAGGTGATTGATGAAGGGGTACTCGCCCGAGAACTGAACGTAATTGAAATTGAGCTGCGACCTCCCGCCGTTGTGGGGCATTTGCCTACCGGAACGTCACGACGGCCGCGGCAACCCCATCCACCGAGCAATTCGGGTCGAACGCCGCGTTCGTTGAAGCAACGGTCAGATCGCCCGCCGTGAATGCGTAGGTCGAAACGCTGGCGGTGTGCTCGGTAGGCGCCTCCGTGAATCCAGCCATGCTCGGGGCAACGCTGTTCACGCCGAAAGACCCGGCGAAGAGGAAATCCCCGGCCGCGACCGATAGTGTCGCCTCGTTGGCCGAGGTTGCCTGCGGCGTGGTCGAGTCAAGCCCGGTGGCCGTCCATACGGCGATACTGCGAGTAAGGAACGCGGCACCCGCCCATGTCACGACAACGTTGACCGCCCCGGAACCGGACGCGACGACGCCGGACCACATCTCAGAAGCGCCGCCTGAAACCGTATCCGACACGGCCTGCGCCAAGGACGTTCCGTTGACCGTAACCCCTGAGATGGTTGGAAGGTTCTGCGACTGTGCATTGACGATGACGACGCGATCCGCCGCCGCCGTCCCGATATCGACCGAGAACGTCAATGCGTTCTGAGAATCGTCATAGGAGGTCTGGATGCTGCGGAACGTGAACGACTTCCCGCTCGGCACCGCAAACGAGGCCGTCGTTGCCGACCATGCGCTGTTGCCCACGCCAGCACGTTCAATCCGGGCGCGGGCGATGGTGTTGGCCGCAGCGAGCGTATCGAGGCCCGCCACTTCGATCACGTCGGCGCTCAACTCTCCCGCGTCCAGCGTGTCCGTCACCTCATCGACCACCGAGGCAAAGCCCGTGTCGGTCGCAAGGGTGATCTGCAGTCGCAGCACATCGGCAACCGCCGCGTCGCGGTAATCGCCGTTCCCCGAGGGCAGGTCCACATCGAACGCTGGCGGGTTGGTGACAGGCTCGACAACGGTGAGCGATGGGGCGGCGGGGAACGCGCCACCAGCGGCCTCCGTGCCCGGGCGCCGAACCCCGAACAGCAGCTTTCCGAGGGCGACGGTCCCGCTCATCGTCCTACCACTCGATGGTCGTGACAGTCGGCGTGCCGGAGGCCGCAACCGCATAGATCGGGCCGACGTAGTTCTCGAAGGCCAGCGCCTCCCCAGCCTTGAGCAGATGGCCGTTGGCCGAGGTCACCGCGTCCGTCCCGCCGATGTAGACGCTGATTGAAGAGTCGGCGTTCTTCACCTCGCAGAAGGCTCGGCTGCGGCGGGCTGCAAGCACCAGTTCCGCCGTCGTACTCAGTGCGTTCTGCGTCGTGTTGATGCCCTGGCCGATGTTCGGCATGTCGTGTCTCCTACTTCGCCGGCTTCGGCTTCGGCCGGTTCATGGCGGCCTTAGCCGTGCGGTCCTTGATCGAAATGTCGGCGTCCGCCGTGCGCTCGCGCAGCGCTAGGTCGGCCTCGGCCGTCTGTCCACGGATCGCCATGTCCTGCTGTGCGCTCTGGGCCTGTAGCGCCGCGCTCTGCTGGAACTCGGCCGTCTTGAGCGCCTGATCGCCGGCCATCTTCTCGCGCTGGAGAGCGATGTTGGCCTGCGTCTCTTCCCGCTTCATGGCGACGTTCGCAGCCACTTCCTGCTGCTTGATCTGGAGTTTGCCGGTGGCCTCGGCTTCCTTGATCGCCAACTCTGCTTGTGGATCGACAGGCTGCTGGTTCATCGCCGCCTGAGCGTCGGCCTTGGCCTTCTCAGCCTGTGCCGCCTGGAGCATGGCCTTCGTCTCAAGCACCGCGGCCTCGAGTTCGGCCATCTTCTGCTGCATCTGGGCTGCCGGACTTTCCGATGCCTTCTCGGACAGCTTCTGGAGCTTCTGGACAGTCGCTGCCGGGAGAGGCGAGTCCTCGGCCAGGACAAGCATCACTTCAGGCGTGAGCATGTCCTTGATCATCGGCAACATCTGCGTGATGATCTGCCAGTTCTTCTCCTTCTGGTTCGGAGAGGTCGGCATGTCGTCCACGATGATGTCGTATTCGAGCATGGCCTGTTTTGAGAGCGGCAGGTATTCCGCCTCCTGCTTGCCGACGATGCGAACGAGGCGCCCGTCGCTCAAGTCGTTCTGGATGTACCAGAGGATCAGTTCCCCCTGCTCGCGGCGATAGGCCCGCAGGTTGTCGAACAGCGGCTGGAGGATCGTCAGGCCCGCCTGTCGGCGCTGGTATTCGAGGACGCCGGCCTGATCGGCCTCACGCATTCCCAACAATTCCATATTGACGCCCGACACCTGGTGAATGCCGGTGTTGGCTACATCCATCAGGTACTGCAGCGCCGGGGGCACCTGGGCGACCGGCTTCTGTGCCCACTTCGGGTTCTGCCCGGATAGAGCGCCCGCCTTCATCCAAGTGATGCGGTCGGTGCGCGCCCAGCTATCCTGCGCCTCGTGGTCGTTGTCGAAGGCCGAGCGCTCGGCGAGAATGCCGCCCTTGGCCTGCGAGTTGATGATGTGAAGGATCTGGGAATACAGCTTGTTCGACCACGCCTGCGGGTCGCGCATGTTGCGGACGAGGCCAAAGAACTGGCCCGTCTTCTGGTCCCGCTTGCCGGTGATGCACTTGAAGTTGAAATGGTCCGGGCAGGCGGTCGGCATCACCTTGAGAACCTTGTTCCCGAGGAATGCCTGATAGCGGACCTTCTTCCTGCGCTTGCGGATGCCGATCCGCTCTTCCATCTCGGCCGTGATTTCAACGCCGCGCTTCTTGCCCGCCGCCTTGAATTTCTCGTAGTCGGCCGCGCTCATGTCCTGCGGCGTGGTCGAGCCATCGGGAGACGGCATCGGCACGCGGTACACGTCCTCGCGTTCGACCCACTGGCAGTGGACGATCACCGCCTCTTCCAACTCGCCAGAAGCGCCCCTGCGGGCTGCCAGACGATCCCGCGTGCCCTCGGACACATGCGGCTCGTCCTTGCCGTCCCAGACGCCCTGTGCCGCCCATGAGGCGTGCAAGTCCTCGTCATCGAACCCGAGCGTCTCGCCATCCGGCCCGGAGAACCCGGCGACGAATGCCCGGGCCTCTTCGATGGGCAGGCAGCGGACACGCCATAGCCGCGTGGCGTCGGCGAGGTTGTTCTTACGGGCGTTGTAGTCCCAGACCATCTCGAAAGGGTCGGTGCGGTCGTCAACCAGCGAGCCTTCGGGATTGTCCTCGTAGTCGAGGCGGGTTTCCGTCCAGCCCATGCCGCCCGTGATCATGTCGCGGAAAGCTTCGGAATCGTTGTCGTCAGCGTCCGCCTGATCGCGGAACCAGAGGGCCGCCGAGGTCAGGAGGTCGGTGGACTCTTGATCGCCGCCCGTGTCCTCCATCTGCGGAGGCATGCCCGGGGGCGCACCAGCCATCTCAGGCGGCATTGGAGGCCCGCCGTTGTCGCCCATCGGAGGCGGCGACTGCTGCTCGCTTGCACGCTTGGCAGGGCCAGACACCCGCGGGATGTAGCGAACTTCCTGCCGGTTGCTGATCTCCTGCCCGGACACTGCGTCGATGATCGCGCCAACGCGGTTGAACACGATCGGCGGGCGGCCCTGATCCTCCAGCGTCCGGCGCTCGGCGTCCGTGTACTGGTCGCCGTCGCGGTAGGCGTAGTCCGTCGCGGCTTCCTTACGCCACTCCTCTGCATGCCGCAAATCGGCCTTGAACCAGCGTTCATAGGTCGCGGGGATCGGATCACCGGCTTTCAGGTCCATCAGGCCGTCATCCAACTGTCCGAGGACTTGCCGTAGAGGCGCCTGCGGTGGCGATCGACGGTCATGTCACGCGGCCTTGCATCGTTGCCGTACCATCCCGCAGCAAAGCACCTCAGCGCGTCCGCGCCGTGCGATGCCCAGTCGTGCAGGGGACGGTCCTTGAACATCTTGCTCTTCTCGTCGAAGTCGCGCCGGTAGAGCGTCACGGCCTCGACGCCGCGAGCGCACTTCGTCTCGTCAATCCAGAAGCGGTCGAAGAGGCGGCGGACGGCGTTGATGCCGTCGTTGACGTTGTGCTGCGGGACCACAATCGGCTCGATGCCGAGGTCGCGAAGCGTCTGCACGCGGCTGCGGCCGACCGTCAGTTCATGCGCCTGTACGTCGTGCGGCAGGTAATGGTCGCCGTAGCGGGCGCCCTCGCCCCATTCCGCCAGCTTCTGCCTCAGAACGTCCGCATAGTGGCTGAGAGGCTTGGAATCCGCCTCGTAGTAGTCGATGACGTGGACCTCGCTGCCCGATGCCTGGATGAACCAGATCGCCGAGGAGTCCGTGAAGCCCAAATCCCATGCCGTCATCACCGGCAGGTAGCGGTCGAACGGGACTTTCGTGATGCGCTTGTCGGCCCGGGCGCGCGCCATCTCGACAGCGTAGTAAGCGCCCTTCACGGCAGCGTCGAAGCTGCATTCGTACTCTTGCTGGTATTCGTCCTCGCCCATCGTCTTGCGGGCGTCGATCAGTTCGGTATCCGGGAGCAGCCCTGTTTCGGATGCCCTGAGCATGAGTGCGTACCAGTCGCTCTCGGAACGGGCGCGCTCCCAGATCGTGTAGAACTCGTTGTGGCCCTTCGGCGTGCCGATGAATGTCGCCCAGCCTTGCCTGTCCGATAGAGCCGGGCGGATCACTTCGGACCAAGCGCGCGGGTCGATCTGGGCAGGCTCGTCAAGGATCACACCGTCGAGGTAGATGCCTCGCATCCGGTCGTAATTGTCGGCGCCGTAGAGCCTGATCCTGCCGCCGTTCGGGTAATCGATCCGCAGTTCGCTCTCGTTCTTCTGGATGCCGGGGATTGGGGCGGAGAACCGTGCGAGGTAGGACCAGGCGATGTCCTTGGCCTGAGCGTAGAACGGGGCGACGTAGGCGATGCGAGGATCGGCCTTGTCGGACTCAAGACACTTGCGGATGGCGTCGTTGATGCAGGCGACGGTCTTGCCGGCACGACGATGCGCTACGATGCAGGACCAGCGCTCGGTTCTGTCGTGGTAGCCTCGGAACTGGTCCCGGGGCTCGTAGGGGATGACGATATCCACGAAATCCGCATTCTCATGTCGGGGAGGTCGTCATCGCCGCCGATGCCTTGGGGCACCTTGCCGTCGATGCGATCCGCTATTTCCTTGATGGCAGCCGTCTCGCCAGCAATGGCGTTCTCGACCAGCCGCTGGGCCACCTTCTGGATGCGCTCAACGCCGCCGTGAGTCCGCTTCAGTTCCACAATGAGGGCGTCACGGAAGAGTTTTGCGGTCTTGGGGCGACCGCCGGGATTACCGCTCTGGCCGGGTTGAAATGCCATCTTCTTGCGACTTGTTCTCAACCAGCGAAGCCTTGGCTTCGTCTAGTTCCTTGACCATTGCGATAGCGATCGCCGTCAGCGTCGCGCCCATCTCGGCGGGCGTCTGCGCCATGCTCGGGGCTTCGATCTCGTGCCTCTCGCAAAAGGCATACATGGCGACCCAATCAGCCCCTGTCAGCAATCGAGTCCTCCAAACGCAAAAGCCCCGCCGGATGGCAGGGCCTGATTCGCGCAAAGCGGGATGATGATGTGCCTGACATTATGGGGAAGGCGTCAACCCGTGTCAAGCGGCCTTCCGGCGCGACGCA